TCTGGAACTGGTATCGCTGTCGCTCCCGCCGGGCACAGGGAAGAGTACGCTCGGTATTTTCGCGCTGACGTGGATGGCGGGGAAGCACCCTGAGCAGCCGTGCCTGACGGGATCGCATAACTCGGCGTTCATACGTGGAGCGTACGATGAGTGCCTGAGGTTCATCGGCGGTGAGGGCGGTGAGTATCTGTGGGGGGATGTGTTCCCCGGCGTTGGGATCGTGGGGACGAACGCGAAGGACTGCCGCATCGACCTCGGAACGAGGAAGCGTTTCGACACGCTGCAGTTCACCACGATCGGATCAGGGAACGCAGGATTGTACCGCTGTGAGCGTCTGCTGTACTGCGATGACCTGGTGAGCGGGATCGAGGAGGCACTGAACGCCGAACGGTTGGATGCGCTGTGGGAGCGGTACACGACCGACCTGAGACAGCGTAAGAAGGGTGAGTGCCGTGAGCTGCACATCGCCACGAGATGGAGCGTGAGGGATGTGATCGGACGGCTCGAGGATGTGTACGGAGGGAGTGATCGTGCGAGGTTCATACGGATGCCCGCCGTGGACGAGAACGGGGAGAGTAACTTCGATTACGATTACGGGGTCGGGTTCAGCACGAAGTTCTACAATGAGCAGCAGGAGATCATGGACGAAGTGTCGTGGAAGGCACTGTACATGAACTCGCCGGTGGAGCGGGAAGGACGGCTGTACCGTGAGGAGGAGCTTCGGAGGTACTGGGAGCTGCCAGAAGGGAAGCCGGATGCGGTGATCGCGGTGTGCGACACGAAGGACACGGGTGAGGATTACTGCGTGATGCCCGTGGCGTACCAGTACGGAGAGGATTATTACATCGATGATGTGGTGTGCGATAACTCGAACCCTGAGGTGGTGGAGTCGCGGCTCGTGGCGAAACTCGTGGATAACGGGGTTCAGGTGGCACGGTTCGAGAGCAACTCGGCGGGAGGGAAGATCGCCGAGAAGGTGCAGAGACTCGTTCGGGAGAAGGGCGGTAAGACGAGCATCAGTACGAGGTTCACGACCGCGAATAAAACCACGAAGATCATCGTTAACTCGCCGTTCGTTAAGAACCGCATGCTGTTCAAGAACTCGGAGGACAGGGAGTACAGGAAGTTCATTCAGATGCTGTGCGGGTATTCGATGGTCGGAAAGAATAAGCACGATGATGTGCCTGACGCGATGGCGATGCTTGCGGAGTACTGCGAGTCGCTCGAAGGCGGGAAGGCAGTAGTGTTCAAACGACCTTGGTAACATGTTGGAGGTGTTGTTTGTGCGCGGTACGGAGTGATATCGTATGACCACGAGATTTCATTGATAAGTGAGGAGTTAACGGATGGGTTACTTCGGAAGAACGGTGATTAAGTCATCCGTTAGAAAGGTCACGGATGACAACGTGATGGATGTGCTTGGGAAGGCTGCGGTTTCGCATGCGTTCAACCAGGCACAGATCCAGTATCTGTGGGATTACTACAAAGGTAATCAGCCGATTCTGGCACGTGTGAAAACGGTAAGACCCGAAATCTGCAACAAAATCGTTGTTAACTACGCGAACGCCATCGTGAGCTTCAAGGTCGGTTATCTCTGTGGAGATCCGATTCAGTATGTTCCGAGAGACGCAGCGGATTCGGATGAGGTCGAGAGACTGAACGAGATGATGTCCGATGAGGATAAAGCGGCGAAGGATCAGGAGATCGTTGAGTGGCAGATGATCGCGGGCACAGCGTACCGCATGGTTCTGCCCGGTGACGAGAACCCGTTCTCGATATATACGCTCGATCCACGGGAAACGTTCATCGTGTACAGCACCGACATCGGGAATAAACCGCTGCTCGGTGTTAAGTTCACGCAGGAAGACGGTGTCGTGACGAGGATGAGCGTGTACTCGGAAGATCACTACTGGGAGATTGAGAACGGGGTGATCACGATATCCCGCGATCACATGCTCGGAATGGTCCCGATCATCGAGTATCCTGCGAATAACGCTCGGCTCGGAAGCTTCGAAATCGTACTGGATCTGCTCGATGCGATATCGAAGGTCGAGAGCAACCGACTGGACGGTCTCGAACAGGAGATCCAGAGTCTGCTGAAGTTCGTTAACTGCGATATTTCGGCTGATGATTTCTCCGCACTGAAGGATCTCGGCGCGATCAAAATCAAGTCCACGGATAACCAACAGGCTGATGTGGATGTGATCAGCACGAGCGTATCCCAAGACCAGGGGCAGATTCAGGTTGATGATTTGTATCAGGCTGTTCTTGAGATCACGGGCATGCCGAACCGAAACGGAGGAAGCAGCACGAGTGATACGGGTGCGGCTGTCCTGCTCCGAGACGGATGGAGCGCAGCCGAGGCGAGAGCGAAGGACTCCGAGAACATGTTCAAACGGTCGGAGTGGAAGATGCTGAAGCTCGTGCTTGCGCTGTGCCGGGAGCTTGGGAATATCGACCTCCAACCGAAACAGATTAACTGCCAGTTTACCCGCCGTAACTACGAGAACATTCAGAGCAAGGCTCAGGTGCTCGTGGCGATGCTTCAGAATAACAAGATTCATCCGCTTCAGGCATATCAGCACTGCGGAATGTTCTCCGACCCTGAGAAGGCCTACGCGATGGGTATGGAGTGGTATGCGGAAGAGATGCAGAAGTGGGATATCGGCGGTGTAGAGGAGGAAGAAGATGTATCGGAAAGTGGATCGCTTCCTTCGGGTATTGAAAACTCGTATACGCCGGGAATTCAATCGACTTTCAGTTCTGGGACTCGATGAACTGAACGTGCTTCGCGTACAGAGCGAAGTGACGGAGATGTTCGAAAGGTTCAAGGAATACAACGAAGAGCGGTACGAAGAGCTGGCAGAATATGCCATCGAGAAGGCAGAGAAGGATCTCAGGAAAATCGATATTCCTATCATATTGGTAGGATTAACGATTTCTGAAGCGGAGAGAACCCGCAGAGCGAGAGAGATCGTCAGACGGGTTCTCAGGGCATACAACCCTGTAACGCAGTATCTGTATAACAGCGAAGCAGACCGAAAACGCGCTCGGCTCATCGAAGCCATCCTCACTGCTGTGGCAGCGGAGGATGTCGGTCTGCTGAATCACATTGAGAGGCGCAACGCCTCGCTTTGGTACTCGCAGTCGAGCGAGTACGCCATCAGTGTTACGGATGAAGCGTACAGAGACACGCTGAGAGAAGCCGGTGTCAGAAAGGTACAGTGGATTGCCGAGCAGGACAGCAAGACATGTCAGGAGTGCCGAGACCGGCATCTGAAGGTCTATGACATTGATAATGTTCCACCAAAACCGCACTACAACTGTAGGTGCGTTTTACGGCCTTACGCCGGGTCAGGGAAGACCTAAATCGCGAACGTGAGAAAACACGGAAACAAACGGAAACAAGTGCAGAGGGAACTGCCTAAAAAACGCGAGGAGGTACATACATGAATCTCAAGGATTTACTCGGAAACGCTTACAAGGAAGGCATGACAGCCGATGAGCTTTTCGCTCTCGACATCACCGTGCCTGAAAGCGGAGAGACACAGAAACTCAGAAATGCGCTGACCAGGGCGAACTCTGAGGCTGCGGATTACAAGCGCAGACTTGAAGAGCGCATGACCGCAGAGGAGAAGGAGAAGGAAGCACAGGCGAAACTCCAACAGGATTACCAGTCGCTTCTGAAGCAGATTCAGGTTTCGGAGAACAAAGCCTCACTGATTTCCATCGGCTACGATGAGGAGCTTGCATCCTCGACTGCGGAGGCGATGGCGAACGGCGAAACGAAAACGGTAATCGAGAATCAGAAGAAATTCCGAGAGATGGTTGAGAAGCAGGTACGTGCCGCAGGTCTGAAAGAGACCCCGAAGCCCACAGGAGACGGCGAGCATACACCGATGACGAGAGAGAGTCTGAAGAAGATGTCCTCGTATGAGCGCATGCAGTATGCCGTTGCACATCCTGATGAGTACAAGGCTGCGTATCAGAATGACCGCAGCTAAAACCCAGTAATGGAGGAGAAAAAGCATGGCTGCAATTAACACCTACTATCCGAATTTCGTACTCGAAAACGAAATTGAGGATCAGTACAATTCCCTTCTTGATCTTCAGCGTTTCTGCACCGTGGACAATACCCTTGAGGGTACTCCCGGCATGATCAAGAAAATCAACGTATATTCCGCGACCAACGGCACTGAGGATGTCGCGATCGGCGTAGGAAACACCCAGACCATCACTGTGACCTACGCTCAGGAAACCTATGAGATTAAGACCGCTCAGAACCGTTTTGCCTATCTCGATGAAGAGATTATGGCAGACCCGATGGTTCTGACCACTGGTCTTCGTCACATGGCTGTTGATATGTTCAACCATGTCAACGCTGATGTCTTTGACGAGTTCAAGAAAGCCGCGAAGGTTCTTCCTGTTTCCGCAATCAACTTTGATGCGTTTGCAGATGCTGTCGCTGCTCTGAACGTAGAGAACATCGAGAATCTTGAAGTCTTCGCTTTCGTCAACCCGAAGAACATGGCTGTTGTCCGTAAGGCAATGAAGGATACCCTTCAGTATGTCGAGGCGTTTGCCCGTCAGGGCTATGTCGGCACTGTTGCCGGTGTGAACCTCTATCAGAAGAAGGATGCGGATGCCAACAGCATCATTGTGGCTACCCGCGAGGCAGTCACCCTCTTCAACAAGCTTGGTGTTCAGGTCGAACAGCCCACTCGTGATGCTGATGACGCGAACATCCGTAAGAACACCGTCTTCTCCCGCAAGTACTACCTTGCAGCTCTGACCAACGAGAAGTACGCTGTCAAGCTTGCCATCGGTGCGACCGCTACCGCAACCACTGACACTTCCGTCAATGCTTCCAAGACCTATTACGAAGCTGCCGATGTCGGTTACATCCGTGTGACCCCGGCTGCCGGTGATAACCCGCAGACCAAGGGTTGGTACGAAATCGCGTAATTGAAAGGAGGTAAG